AATACCTTTTTTCTTAGGTTCATCTTTTTTGACTTCTTCTGGCATTGAAAGGAAGCATGGCTCTTATATTTATGGTTTTAGTATGTCAACAGTGACATTAGATTTTTCTATTTGATTAAATTTTTGACAAAGGGCATCACTTGATTGATGTTCCCATTTGTGATATGTATCTTTTAATTGTTGAGTATAATTAGAACCATCGTGCTCTTTCATTTCGTTGGCAACAATGGTTCTAATTAATACGTCTCTTGTTAGAGTAGACATGTTTTAAATTCTTTATCCAACAAAGAGTTCACCATTATAACACAAGAGGTTTCACAGAACTCTTCTTGGCTGGTTTCCTGTTCAGGATGTTATTATTTAGTAATGTAACCTTCTTTGACTAGATATTCACGGGTCAAAGGAGTGGGTTCATAAACCTCCCACATATTACCATTAGCACATGCCGCAAGTGCATCAGAGGTCATTCCTTCTGTCTTACCTGCCCATGTTGCTTCCTTTTCCCATGGCCATGAATTTTCGGGATATGCACTTTCTACCATATCACGCCAGAGCATAGGAACCTCATCTTCAGGTTTGATGATAGCAATCAAACTATTATCAATCGTTCCTGCCATACAATCCTGTGCCGCGTGCCATCCTTCATGCCGCATCACACTCATCAATACACTCGGACGACCCATGAATGCTTTATTGAGGAAGAAGTTATTACCTACAGTATGATAAACTCCCCTATGAGATACAGGAAAATATTTTTGATCTGCTAAAAATACTTTGACCCCAATCATATTAAGGGAACTAAGCATACTGTTAAATTCAGTAGCAACAGAATAAAAAGCATCAGTATTAGAATACTGACTAGACACATCTAGAATACTAGCAATTTCTTCAACATCATCAGTACATTCTCCAAGTAACATACATCCCATAGAATGCATAGTGAAGTATTCACTATCTTTAAGTGGATCTGCAAAAACAGGAGTAGTTAATGCTGCAGATGCCAGTAAACTTGCAATAATTTTTTTCATCTAAATTGTCCTAAACCAGTTCCGGATTGCCAACCTTCCTGAAAATTCTCAGAACCACTTCCAAATTGTGGAATAGGGTTAAGTTGGGTTGTTGTTTTTTGACTACGTGTAGCAATATTATATATTACCTCATGAATATCTTTTGGTTCTACCGTATCATCTTCAGGTAACAATTGACCGTCAGATACTGCATGTTCATATGCTTCCCTAATAGTCATTTGAGAATCAGATAAAACTGCCGGACCAAACCAAGAATCATCTTTCAAATACTTGGGAGCAGGAACACTTACGAATGAACCATATCCTTGAGTAAAATGTCCTGGCCCACATTCAAATAATGGTGCTTCTAAATCATCAATCAAACATTCTACTTTTGGTTTTTCTTTCATGCTAATACCATTTTTTTGGTGTAATCATATGCATAAAGTTCTCTATTACCTTTAATACCCCATCCTAGCCAGTAGTATGCAGGTCTCATGTAATAAGATACTGTTTGTCCACCACCCTCAAATTGTGGAAGGACACGTTGGAAGATAGGTTCATTAATCATCCAACGAACTTGTCCATCAAGAGAAGATGGATTGCATTTGTATTTGACACAGAAATTTCCAAGACCTTTATAACGTCCAATAGAAGTCCACTGAATTAAACCAAATCCACCAGCCTTACATTCCAAGTAAGAAACACGAGCACCACCTTCACAGATATTAGCAATGAACTTTGATTCTTGCTGAATGTTTCCCATGATTGTAGCAAGCGCATTACGATCAGAGATCTTTGTGTGCTCTTGTAGTGCTGCTAGAACAACTTGTTCATTGGGAGTACAACTAGGACATTTCCAAGTCTTCTCTACAATAACAGATTCTTCTACGGGTTCTAATTTTGCTTTGATTTGTTCAGGTTCTGGGGAAGGGATTGCAACTACACTTGCAAGAACCCCAATTCCAAAAAGTGATTTAATCATTGTCTCCAAGATATTCGAGTGAGTAGATTTCATGATCCTCGTTATTAGGGTCTAACCATTCGGCAAACTCCGACCGGATCGCATGAGCATCTTCTACAGATCTTAGCACATCATCTGTCTTCATGTCACAGAGAATGTGCAGTCTATCAACTGCCCAGTCGTGAGTCACCTGCAGGGTTTTTTCCAAAGTTTCCATAATCTTTCCGCATGTAACGGCCGAGAATGTTGCTATTATAGTATGCCGGTGCTCCGTTGTCAAGTGCCTCTGATAGCACATTATTTAGAAACAACTGCTTGGTCTCCTCAAAGTTACAATCTCCCTTCTTCTCATGAAGACTTAGTATTACTCTACTGAAGAACTCTTTGCCGTATCTTTTTATATCTTCTTTTAACTCAGGACAAGAACCATAATACTTCTTCCAATCAGATTCTTGTTTTACTTTTCTCTTTTTTCCTGGTGGGGTTCTGAACGACCAAAAATACTTTCGCCCAATGTATTGTCGTTGGTTTGACTTATTGGTAATGAGATAAACAAAGCCAAAGTAGTTCCCAATAGCATCAGACTCAAAAGGTTCATTATTGTATATCCAAGAATTCTCATAACTCATGATATAGTATCTTATGAGCTATTATTTATCTTTAACGGGGACAAACCTAGTCTACATAAAAAAAGAGGACCTGTCAAGTCCTCTCTAAAGTATTATGTAAGTTTTATATTACTTACTCATTCTTAGCACCAGACTTATGACGGACGGTTCCTTTCTCGTCAGTATAAGTTTCTCTCTCCTTATTAGGAGTTACATAACCAACACCAGGAACTACACCAGTCTTACCAGCAGCTCTCGCAGCATTTCTGTCTGCTGCTCTTTGTGCTGCTCTCTTACGATTGCGATCATAAGAACTCATTGCTTCATCAACATTCTCTGACTCTACAAGTGCTTCAATCTCTTTCACAGTAAAGAGACCGGTTGCTTCGAGTTCTTCTTGGCGAAGCGACTTACGACGACGCTTCTCTGCTTGCTTAGGACTTACGGTAGCACCTTTACCTCTGTTTGCTTCAGGATCCCAGTTGGTAGGTGGTTCATAGCCAGAAATTTTCATTCTACTACGGACACCATCGTCACTCTTACCCATTTCATCAATCTGCTCAAGTTCTTCTTTAGTTAAAGCTGCGGCACGTTTGCGTGCTTTGTTACCACTGCCTCTCGCATCATCAGCACCATACTTACTATAACCACCTTTCAATTGACGTTCATGTGCTGCTTTTGATCTATCTGCAACACCTTTAGAATAACGTGAACCACCAAATTCTTTTTGATCACTCTCTGCTTTTGCACGGGTCTTCTTAAGAATTTGAGCTTTAGCAGAAGTATCAGACCTTTCTGGACCAACATTATACTTTTTACGAAGTTCGTCACCTCTACTCATTGGTTTTGCTGGTTCTTCTTTCTTTTTCCCACCAAGAAGTCTCTTTACTGCAGAACGTAAACCTTCATCTAAAGATTCATACTCCTCATACATATCATTCCAGGTAAGGTCAGAGCAATCATATCCTTCAATAATAAGGAAATCAATATACTCTTCAACTTCTTCATTTTGATTATCACAAACTTGACTATAAAGTTCTTTGATTGTTGCTAACTCTTTGTTGTAATTCATGTCTTCTTTCCTTGCTCTATCTGTAAGAGAATCGGCACCTGCCTTGACTGCACCAGCAGCAGCAGAAACACCCTTGCTAATGCCTCTGACGACCTTCTTAAGTCCTCTCTTCAGAAGACCATCTTTTCTCTTTCTAGGTGTAGCAGAAGACGATCCACCACCACTAGAAGAACTGGAAGATGGTCCAGTGCCTGATGATGAAGATGATGAAGAACTACCACTATCAGAAGAAGAACTAGAAGAACTTCCACTATCAGAAGAAGAACTAGAAGAACTTCCACCAGATCCTTGTCTTCCTCTCTCATATCCTTTTTTAGCAGCACTCTTGACTGCACTACCTGCTCTTTGTGCGGTTCCTACTGCTCTTGCGGCAAGACC